ACGATTGGTGCGGCCTGTGCGACGAGACGCGAGAGTTGAACCTCAACGGCTGGCTCCATCTTCTCGTCTGGTTTCGGTAGGTCAGCACCCAACGCCTGCTCGATCTTCTGACGGTAGGCAAACGCAACGTGCTCCATGATGTGCGCTTGCATCGCCTGTTGAATCATCGGGGCTTGTGGGTTTTGACCCGCCAGTTGTTGAATCAGCGGGTCTTGCATCGCCGACATGTGTACGCGGATATGTGCTTCGTGATCCTGATACAAGAACGCCTTCACAGGCTTCAAGTTAATCACGTTCATGTTCTCGCTGATCGGGTCTTGTGGCACACGATCCTCATCTACCGGCACCAACTTTTGCGCGTTTTTAATGCCCAAAATCTCCAGCATCTGACGGTGCAGCATCGGCATGTCATACAACTGCGGCGCACCTTGTGCTAACTGAAGGGCTGCTTGATATTGCACCACTCGTTGCGACATTGTGGCCGCGTTCGGATCAGACACCGGAATGATGTCAACGTGCGCGTAGTCTGACTTCTTAGCGCGTGGCGCGTCTGTATCCGGCTCGTATGTGTAATCGTCGTCGGTGTAGTCACGTATGATGCCAGCCAACAGTTTGAGTTCCTGTTTGAAGGCATAATGCACTCGCGCCTGCACGGCGCTCATTACTTTAAGGGTGCGTTCGAGAATCGCAAGCGTCGTTCCAACCGGAGCATTAGCTGACATATCGGACACTTGAATGTCGGCAGTCGCTGCGAACCTGCGCCCCTCTTCAACAATTGTCCCGAGTAGTTGATAGAGAGTTGCTGACGGTTCTTTATAAGGTAGTGGCAGTATGTTGTCACGTATTCCTCCAGAGCCAATATCGACATCACGCCACTCACCGGGAGCGATTGGTGTGTCATCACCTTTAATACGTAGCCCTCTAGACTTCAGACCGCCCGGCAGGTTTGAGAGTGTGCCTGCATCAACAAGCTGTCTCATCAAACTCGTCGCGCTACGCGCATAACCACCGATTAAGTGGAACAGACCAAAACCGTACGCACCAAAGCCGGGGATGTACTGATAGTGTACAAAGTGCTGACGCTTTAACTTTAGTGAGTCGTCTTCTTTCCAGTTACGGCGAATTGCCAGAATCTCGTTCGTACCACGCAGCATCGTAACCACGTATGGCAACGCAATACCTGTGGCTTCGCCGTCGTCATCCTTGTCTTCAAATCCCGGCAAGTCCAGATCGATATGGCACTCATACAACTCGAACCGGTCGTCGTAGCTTGCCGACAGACCTGACTCTTTATCCTTGCGCTCCTGAATATCCGATTTGAATTTTGTCGGTTCACCCAACTCAACGTCGGCATAGAAGCCCGCTTGCTGCAACTTGATGATCTCGTTTTCTGTCTTACGCATACGGTGTGTGATGCGCTGGCAGCTTGAGAGTTCTGTAGTGCCATACGGCAGGATGATGTCTTCTGCCGGTACAAACAGCGAAATCTGTCTCTCTATATTCGGATCGTAATAAACTTTCTTGAACGCGCTACCGGTTGCTGGCAGGCTCCACAACATGCGCTCATGCTCTGGACGAAACTCCACCATGACTTCTGTCAACTGGTAGTTCATATCCTCCTGCACACGCTCTGCGGCTTCCTTCTTCTTGACTGTTTCCTTGCCGATAATTTTTGTCCGTACCGGCCCGGCAGCAGGGAAAGTCTCTGTAATTGTCTCTGACTGGAACCGCACCACCGCTTCGGTGATCATCGGGTGAAACACACCACACGCGCCATTCCACGGTTCAGTCCTCTCCTCATACTTCAACCCGAGCAGGGTCAAGCCTTCTTTGTAGGTGTCCTCCCACTCCTTGCGCGATGAAAGGTCGTTTGAGATATCTTCCTGCAAATCGGATGCCAGCGTCTCCAGCACGTCACCCGGCAACTCATCCACGAGGTTAGCGTTGAAGTCTTCTTCGTCTTCGCCTTTTTCGATGTCGATCTCGAAGCCGGGGCCTTCAATGTGGACCGCCTCTGGGTCTACGATCTCAATCTCAATGCCTTCTGCATCGTCTTCTGGTAAACCTACAGGTGCTTGATAAAGGGCTTTATCAAAATTCGTCGCCATGCTGGCTCCTTAAAAATCAATAGTAAGCAAACTGTTTACGCCGAAACAGCGCAGGCTCATCTTCTGCATCGCTCGGCAAACTAATGAACCCACCCTGCCGATAGCGCAGGAGTGCTTGTGTGGTGGTATCGACGTAGTCATCGTGGTCGCCGACAGGAAACGCTGCAATTTCTTCAATGACTTCTCTTGCCCAGCGTGTATCCGGTGCCCACACCTTGCCGGAGGCAAACAAATCAGAGACTGCGTTCATACGCGCAATCTTGTCGTTGCCACGTGAGGGGGTGAACTCTTGTACCGGAATACCCATGCGCCGCAATTCTTGAATTAACGGCGAGCCTGCTGCTTTCTTTTCCACGATGAACGCATCGGGGTCCCACTCTTTCCAGTGCTTGTGCGCAGCCTCCTTCAGTTCAGGGAACATCATCCTGTCTTTAAAGGCATCGAGCAGTATTAAGTGTGGGCTGTTGCCATCCTCTTCGTTGTACCACACGCCCCACGTTGTGCAGGCGCTGTAGTCAGAGGTGGTTTTTGTTTCGTGCGCAGTATCCCAGCTTTGTATGATGAACTCGCACTGCGGAGGTTTTTCGTGCGGCCAAATCTGCCATGCAGATCGCGGGATAAAAGCGGCCCCGTCAGCCGTCGGCTGCTGCATATATTGCGCATTCCAGAAGCGCGGGTCAAGCGCCGCCTTCTTTGCCTCTAGCTGCTCCACCGGCCACTGTTCAGGCCACAGACTCTTGCCGCTTGGGAGAATGGCTGGCAACTCCACTATCTCCCACTGATCCGCGTCGGGGTTCTTGATGGAGAAGTCAATCAGCCTGCCCGTCAAGTCAATCAGGCTCCAGCGTGTCATGATGACAATAATTGCCCCTCCGGGCATCAGACGCTGTAATGGGCCTGTCTGGAACCAACTCCATGCGGAGTCAAATGCCAGACGGCTGTTGGCCTTCATGTCTTGTTCTGAGTGCGGGTCATCGATGACAAAAAGGTCTGCACCACGACCGGCCAGTGCTCCACCAACACCTGCTGCGTAATACTGTCCTCCCGCAGAGGTAGACCATTTTCCCGCCGCTTTCTGGTCGTCGGCGACTTGAGTATTGGGAAAAATTGATTGGTATTCTTCACTTTCAATTAGGTTTCTTACTCTTCGACCGAAATCTTCTGACAGGCCAGCGGTGTGCGTGCCCATGATGATTTTCTTTTCGGGGTACTTGCCCAAGAAAAACGCCGGGAACAAGAAGGAGGAGAACTCCGACTTACCCATACGCGGTGCAATGTTGATAATTACGCGCTTTTTCTTGCCTTCAATCACGTCCGTGAATATTTTTGCCAGCTTTCTGTGGTGTGGCCCAATCTTGAACCCCGGATAGACCTCCGTTGCAAACCCCAGCACGTTGGTCTGCGCTGCTTTCTTGGCGGCACGGGCGGCTCGCTCTTCAAGGTCCGCCAATAGCTCCGCCTTCTCCTGCGGAGAGAGCGTCGGCAACACGCGCTGAAGCGCGGTTATCTCATGCGGGGTCAGATTCATCGCTGTTTTCGCGTACTTCGTCTGTTTCGCCCGCCTCATCCAACTCCGTCACGTCCGTGACATCCGTCACATCCACAATTCTTGCCATTTTTGCCAGCTTGTCCTTGATGCGCTGCTCCAACTCAGTGTCGCTGAGTTCGGTTTTCTTCACTTCCACCCGTTCTGTAAAGAGCGCGACCTCCGTTACCTTACCCAAAAGCTCCAGTGCCTTGAGCCGGATCTTGGCGTCGGGGTGTTTCGTCTCCTCAAGTAGCTGTGATACAGCGTAGCCCCGGAGTTCTTGCGCCTGTTCAACAAACTTCCAGTCGTATGCTGTCAACATACCCACCAGATGCCGCACGGCGGCGGGTGATGTCAGTTTAGTAAGGGCAGCTTTCTTCTCTTCGTCGCTGGCGGGGGTCGCAAGTGCAGTAAATGCACGGTTGGCCTCGGCGTTTTGCGCTTTTTCTAATGGGTCTGGTGCTGCGCCCAGTTCGGTTAACCAATCAGAGGTACTAATTTGACTTTCAAATAGCTGTTGAGGTGTTGTCTTTTCGAGCATGCGCAGTTTTTCGGGGGTGGGGATCACCTCCGGCTCAAAAACAACACTCCCATCCACCAAATGCTCCAGCATTACGCGCTCCTTGTCGTAGCGTTAACGCGAGTATATACTGCACTTTGACACTTCTGTGTCGATTCTGTAGTACTTCTCCTAGCTTTGCTTGCGCCCGCCCCTCTCCCGGCGGGCTTTTTTTTC